TGGACGTTAGTTTTATCATCAAATTCCATCACGGATTCACGAATCCAACGATGTTTATACCCTAAAGGGGCTTCCGGGGCTTCTAAAGCTGAACCGGGTCTCCAAACTTTGCGCTCTTGGCGCTCCCGCGTTGTTGTTTCGCGTGAAGTACGATCAGCCATATCAGTTTCTCCGATTTTCCAGTTTTGCCACTTCAGCCGCATATTTTTCCAGAGGTATTTTTAACTTCTGAGCTAAAGCCACTTGACCGGGGTTAAGTTCTACAGATTTTTTCCGCCCTGATTTTAAGGAGCGTGTGCCGCTCCCAGCAGGCGTGACAGACTGGACGTTTTTCTTGTCACCCTGAAACTTGTTAGGCATTTCCATACGAATACGTTTATCAATCTCTGCGTAGTATTCGTCAGTACGAGGATCAAAACCCTCCTCTGCAACAAGAGTTTCATGCAAAGCACGAGCAGCTCCTGTCATAACATTGTCTTTGCCAAACCATGTGTTTTTAGATAACCAAGCCTCTAACTTAGGATCTCTTTCCTGTTGTGGCTGTGGTTGTGGTTGTGCCTGTTGTGGCACTTCAACTTGTTGCGCATCTTGCTCTGATCGAGCTTTTTGCAATCTCAAGCGTTCTTTTTCAATAGCAATTTGAGCTATAGCTGATTGTGCATCTGCAACTTTTTCGTAATCACCTGCCTCGTGAGCTTCTGCCAAAGCACGTTTGGCTTGAGCCTCTTGAGAAGTAATACGCCCCTCATATTCAGATACATAACCTTTATCTATTGTTTTTAAACGCTGTTTAATATTTTCGTTTTCATTCTGAACTTGCTGAATATACTGCACAGCAGCAGCAGCCTCCTCTTCAGCTTTTCTACGAGCAGCGGTTAATTTTTTTATTCTTTTTTGAACATTTTCACTATATTGATCAAGTTCGTCATCATCATCCTGAACATTTGTTCGGGTTGTTTCATCTTCTTGTAATTCTACTTCTTTAGAATCCTCCACAACTTCTTCGGTAGAGG